AGCTCAAGAGGAATATATCATGCACCAAAGGTGTCTAGGTAGATGGACAGCATATAATGAAGATGACCTAAGAAATCGAATATTTGATTTTATTGGTTATCATGCTGAACATTTAAAATACGAGGTAAGACCATAATGCTAGTTGACTTATCAAAAAAAGAAATGAAAACTATTATTGAAGCATTACAGTTTCAGATGGTAGAATCAGAATCACTTGATGATTTTGATAATGTCACAAATGAGGAAGTTGGATACAAATTAATTAACTTACTTAAAGTATGTAATTGTCAAGAGAAATAGGGGGGGGGTCGATTAAACTGTCACTCTAGTATAACACAAGATCATTATGAACTCAGGAAATTCAAGCACAGAACTCAACGATATGCTCACAGAATTTGTGAACTATGTTGATTTATTTTATGGTGTCAATGACCCATTATACCCATTAATCAAAGATGGTCAACCACTTTCAAAAGTTGACATCTTAGGAGCTACAGAGAAGTATCTCTCTCAATGTAGTGATGATAGTAATGAATTATGCACATGGGGAGACGGAGATTCACTTGACAGAGAGAGAGTAAGAGACATTTTACTTGCAGACTTCGGTTACACACATAAGGAGGACTAAATGCAAACATTAAAAAGATACTACATCAATGTAAAATTTGAGAAGTATGGAACTTACACTTTTGAAGCAAGAAGTAAGGAACACGCTAAACAAATGTACGAAGATGGAGACTATGGCTGG